TGGGAGAGCGCGTCGGCGAGGGTAGCTGGGAGCCGATCCTGGACATCGAGACGCACCTCCGACTGGTCGAGTCGCTGACCGATCCAGCCCGAGTGAAGGGCGGCGTGAAGAAGGGGCGGACCCCGGCCTCTCTGCTCACCGGCATCGCCCTGTGCTCGGTCTGCCGAGTGCCTGTCCGTGGGTCCTCGGTCCGTGGTCGGATGACGTACTCCTGCCGCAGCTCCCACGCCCACGTCGAGCGCGCTGACGCCGACACCCTGGTCCTCGGTGCCGTGATCAACCGACTGTCCTCCCCGGACTGGGTGAAGGAGCTGGCCCCCTCGGGTGACGACCGGCTGGTCGACGCGAAGCGGGTGGTCGAGGAGCAGCGCGCGATGCTGAAGACGTACGCCCGGCTGCTCGCATCGGGAGCGATGGACGAGGAGCAGTTCACCGAGGCTTCCGCCGTGGCTCGGGGCTCGATGCAGGAGGCGGAGAAGATCCTCTCGCAGGCCGCTGACGGGGCGATGCTCGAAGGGTTGGACGTCGGGACCGACCGGGTCGGTTCGCAGCTCCTGGCCCTGCCTCTGGGCCGTCAGCGAGGCATCGTGGAGCAGATGCTCAGCGTCGAGATCGCACCGCAGGTGAAGTCGCGGTCGAACCCCCTGCCCCTGGAGGAGCGCGTGCTCATCGCCTGACCCGCAACGCAAAGAAGGCCCCACCTCGCACAGGAGATGGGGCCTTCGTCATGCTGCGAGCTTCAGCTCGCCGAACAGAGCGCGTACGACACGGACTTGGTTGCTGGTGGGTGGCGCTGGAGGGTTGCGCTTGACGCGCTCCTTGTCCAGCTCGATGGCCTCGGAGAGGGTCACGGAGCTACCCGCCCGTTGTTCTGGAAGGTCTGCCAGGTGATGGGCATGAGCTCGCGGAGCTCGTACTCCATCTTCTCGGCGACCATCTCGATCTCCCGCTGAGGGAAGCTCTTGAAGGTGGCGGTCTCGTCCTTGGTGCGGAGCCCGAGGAAGTGGAGCAGGGACCGGGCGTTGCAGGTGGCGTAGTAGCTGGTGAAGATCCCGACCGGGAGCACCGAGCGCGCCACCTCTCGGGCGATGCCCTGGTGGAGCATGTTCTCGTAGGCGTCGTACGCCAGGAGGTACGCCCGCTTGTGCTCGTTCACGGCGGTGAGGTACTGAGCCATCGAGCCGGGCCGGAAGTCGTACGCGCCGGGCTTGCCGGACTGGATCAGGTTGCGGTCACCGGCAGGGATGTAGAAGACGGGGGCCAGCTCCTTGTAGCGCCCGCTCTCCTCGTTGTAGCTCCAGCCAGCGCGGTGGCGGAAGTGTTCGCGGGCCACGAAGATCGGTGCCTCGACCAGGAAGGTGAACGAGGTGTGCTCGAACGGGCTGCCGTGCCTGTCCCGCATGAGGAAGTTGATCAGCCCCTCGATGGGGCGGTCCAGGTCGAGGCTGCTCGTCCCGATGGTGCTGACGCGGGCTGCCTGGGCCACGTCCTGGTCGCTGGCTGTCGCCTTGACGAGCTGGACCGTGACGTCGGACCTGAAGGTGCGCTCGTTCATGCCGGTGGTGGTGATGATGGTGTCCTCTCTCAGTACCAGTGCGGTGACCGGCCCTGCCAGGCGGCGAGAGCGTTGGTCGGGAGCCCGTAGGTGCGGGCGATGTAGGTGAGGCCCGCCTCGATCTGTCCAGCGGGGTCGGATGTCTTCTGTGCGCCGACGAGAGCCCATGTCGAGTCGAGGAACTGGGCGATGCCGTAGGCGGTGCTGCTCGGGTTCTGTGCGTCCGGGTTCCAGCCCGACTCGACCTGCCACAGCTCCTCCAGGGCAGCCCACTGAGCTGCGGACCACCCCCGCTTCGCGGCGAGGGCCTTGCCGATCTCTCGGGGCGTCTTCGGGGTGGCTGTCGGTGCCGCTGTGCGCTTCTCGCTGCGACTGGGCTTCGGTGTGGGTCTCGGGGTGACCGTCTCGGTCACGGTGACGGTCGGAGTGGGCTTCGTGTCGTGGACCGAGGCCGGGCGGGGCTCGTTGGCCTTGTCGACCAGGAGCGCGCCGCCCAGTAGGCCCAGGGAGAAGGCGGAGACGACCGCCGTGACCCCGGAGGCCACGGTCAGTCCGTCTCGGTGCCTGGAGTGTTGTCCCACTGTCACACAGCCTGCATCTGGCGCAGGTGGATGAGCTCGGACCCTCCGTCGACCAGCTCCTCGATCTTCTCCAGCATCCGCCAGGCGTGCCAGCTCTTGCCGAGGCCGGTGCGGTAGATGACGGAGGGCTGGCGGTCCTTCAGCAGGTGGATGAGCCGGAAGGGGATGACGTTCTCCCGCTTGACCTCGGGGAACAGGCGGGCCTGGTGGTAGCCGTAGACGATGGCGATGGGCTCGGTGTTCAGCGTCACTGGGAGAGCTCCTTGTCGGTGAAGGGGTCGTACAGGAAGGCTTCGGCCTCGAAGCCGCTCAGCGTGAGGTCGGCCAGCCGCTTGTCCGCGAGGGTGCGGTCGTAGCTGACTGCCGAGGTGTGCTCGATGCCGTCGTGGTCCGTCCAGCGGAGCCGCCAGAACTCGATGCTCACTGGGCTCTCCGAGCGAGGCTCAGGGCGACGGCGGCGAGGCTGTCGGGGTGAGGCTTCGAGCCGGGGTCGATGACCATGCGGATGGGGCGCGTTGCCTCGCGCTGCGCCTGCATCTGGCCGATGTTGCGCTCGAACGCCTGGAGGGCGATGGCTGCGGCCTTCAGGTGCTCGACCGCGTCCATGATGCGCGGGTCTTCGAGGTCGGGGAAGGTCTTGGCTGCTCGGGTGAGCCGGTCGTACGCGACGAGGGCTTCGTGCCTCGCCACCTGCGCCTGGATCTCGGCGACTCGGTTGCGCTCGCTCACTTGGCCTCCTCGGGCTTGGTCTGGATGGCTCGCTGCTTCGGGCAGCTCAGGTACTCGCGGTGGGTGCGCTCCGGGCAACTCCCGATCACGGATCGGATCGAGTCGCCGCACTCGCACACCCCTCGGGGCTTGGTCCACTTCACGCGGCGACCAGGCGGTCGTTGAAGTGGCGACGGGACTCGGAGGTGAGGTGGAACAGGCCGTAGTCGCACTCGTAGTAGCGGGACTCGCGGTAGCTGCCTCGCCGGGTGCCTCGGGACTCCGCAGCGCGGTCGCGCTTGGCCTGGGCTCGACCCAGGGCCTTGTCGGCGTCCCGCTCAGAGCGGAAGCCTCGCTTCAGGCCGCACTCGCAGTACCTGTAGTCGACGGTCTTGGTCTTGCTCACAGTAGGTGCCCTCTCACTTCTTGTACTTGTCGCACTTGCACGATGGGATCTGGCAGGCACCTCGGGAAGGCCCGGCCATGCTGTGGGTGTACGGGGCGTGCCCGCAGTCGGGGTGGAGGCACCAGGGCGTCCAGTTCTTCTTGCCGTTCTGGTTGGCCCAGGCTGCGCCGGGTGCGTAGAGCTTGACGACGTGGAACTTGCCGCCCACACCGCCCAGGGTCTCTACGAACTTCTCGGCGTCGCCCTCGGAGTAGAACGGGCCGTAGTTGCAGCCCTTCGAGCCGTCCGCCCAGACGTGGGTGCCTGCGAAGGTGTCCCGCATGGAGAGGATGTCGACCATCTCCTTCAGGAGGGCCTTGGCCATGGCCTTGGCGTCCGCGTACTCGCTGGACTCCAGGATCTCCACGATCCGGTTGTACTCCTGTGCGCGAGGCGTGAACCTCATGTGTCTCCTCTCACGGGGACCGCCCACCTCTCGCAGGCGGTCCCACTGTCACATCTTGGTCAGGCGGGGCGGTGGGCGACTCGGAAGCCCCACCTTCTGGCGTGGACGAAGGCCCGGACGTTGAACGTCGTGCCGATGGGCTTGCTCGGGTCGATCCAGTGGCCCGTCTGCTTGAAGAAGGTCAGGCGCAGGGCGTCGACCCCCACGATCACGCTGCCGTCAGGCAGGGCGTCGAGATCCTTGATCTCCCGCAGCACGGAGTCGTCCGGTTCGGGCAGCGGCGAGACGACCTCGACCGGGAAGGCGAAGAAGCTGGCGTACACCGCGCTCCGGAACCCGACGACCTCGAACAGGCCGTTGCCCAGGCTCAGGCCCTGGTCTCCCTCGCGGTCCTCGAACTTCACCCCTTCGGGCAGCGCCTCCAGATCGGGGACGGTGTGTAGCGTGGTCACTGCTGTGTTCCTCTCGTTCGTGGTCCCAGTGTCACACACCGGGCGAGCCGATGCAACTTGCACTCAGGCAGTCAGGGTCTTCAGTCGGATGAGCTGCGTCACGCTCAGGAGGCGGGCGTGCAGCTCCTCGATCGTGCCGTCGTTCTTCACGGTCACGTCGAAGTCGTAGTGGTCGAGTGCGACGTCGCTCTCATGCACCCAGCCACCGGGGTCGGTGTGCGGGCCTACCCCAGGCCGCTCGATCCGGACGACCACTCCCCCGGCCTCGCGGATGGCGTCAGCCTCGTTGGGGAAGCGCACGTCGGTCACGACCAGCGCCTCGTTCTCGGGGTCGAAGTCCTGCATCAGGGCGTTGACCCAGACCTGAGCTCCGAGCACCTTGCGCCCGGCCTCGGTGCCAGCACGCTGGAGCAGCCTCCGGATCTCGGGGAACTGCCTCTTGGCTCGGTCCCACCCGTAGGCGTCGACCAGCTTGGCCAGCCGGACCACACCGACGTCGGGGTAGGTGTCCACCCACGGGTCGAGGGCGTAGAGGAAGCTGCGCAGCCTGTCGGCGAAGGCGTCCCGCCTCCAGCCCCCCACGACCAGGGCGGCAGCCGCCTCGTCCTTCCCACTGCCTGCGTAGCCAGACAGGCCGATCAGCAGGGTCGGTCCACTCACTTCGGGTCCTCCTCGTAGGGGTGCAGGTGCTGGGCGGCGTACTCCACGCCCATGCCGGTGTAGAAGTTGCGACCCATCGGGTCGGGCAGGTTGCTGGCCAGCTCGCGCAGCTCCTCGGCTGCCTGCCAGCGCGCTGCGGTGACCAGGTCTTCGAGCTTGGCCCGCAGCTCCTCGTACTCGTAGCCGTAGACGTCGTACGTGAAGTCGGCCATGATCTCCTGGACCGTGCCGCGCCACTCGTTACCAACCCAGGGCATCAGGCAGCCACCGGCTGCTCGACCTCGGGCTCCCAGAGGGGGCGGCGGCTGGTGAAGACCAGCTCCAGGTGGTCAACGAACACGCACAGCCGCTCGCCGCAGGTCGGGCGGATCAGGCCACCCTCGGGGACGTTGCGACCGTCCAGCTCCCATGCGACTCGCGCGGCGGACTTGTTCGTGCCCTTGTGGTGCGCCTGCGGGGTGCCGGACCGCATGGTCGACCCCTCCCAGAACCAGTGCTTGTCGGTCGCCCGGATGCGGTTGTAGAACTTGTCCTCGTCGGTCGTGCCCGAGATCTGCGGACGCTCGACCGGCTCGATCGGCTTGGTGTACTTGCGGATCGGGCGGTCAGCCTGGACGTCGCCGTGTCGGGCGATCCGACCCAGGTGGGTGGCGCAGATCGAGGCGAGTCCTCGCGTCTCGTTCTTGCACTGCCCGATCTTCGTGCTGGTCACGCTGCACCTCACTGGGTGCTCCTCTCTCGCAGGACGCCCGCCCCCTTGGCGGTGTCCGAGCGCGTGCCGGGGGCTCGAACCCCGGTGCCTGCCAGTCACGCTGGTGGATCACACAGTCACACCGCGATGAGATCCCGAGCGAAGTCGGTGACCTCGCCGTCCTCCGTCAGGTACCCGGCCTCGATCATGTCGCGGGCGGTCCGTCCGTAGTGGCCCTGGAGAGTCCAGGCCATGCCGCTCTTGACCAGGGTGCCGAACAACTCCAGCGTCTCCGCGTCGTCCAGCTCACCCGACTCGTAGCTGATGATGTCGATGACCAGGCTGCCCATCTTGCTCACTGTGTGCTCCCTCTCGGTTGGTGTGTGCTCACACTCTCACACGCTGTGCGAGTGTGTCAAGGTTGGATCAGGCGGCGTCTTCCTCCGCCTCAGCGCGGCCATCCTCCAGGCCCTCGTCGTACCCGTCGCTGTGGCCCTCGTCGTAGCCGTCCGAGCGACCGCTGTCGTAGCCCTCGGAGTAGGCGAAGTCCTCGCCCTCCGAGTACCCGTCCGTGTGACCGTCGTCGTAGGCGTCCGACCGCTCGTTCTCGACCAGGCTGTGGATGATGGCCTTCGCCTCCTCGGGCAGCTCCTCCAGGTCCAGGACCAGGGCGAGCTCGGCGATGGCGTCGGTGGTGTAGATGCTCACGGTGTGGTGCTCCTCTCGCAGTGGGTCGGCGCTGTCACCGTCGACCCTGAG